TGCCGTAAACTCTACTGTTAAATGGGACGGAGCTCCTGCTATCTTTGCAGGTCTTGACCCATCGGACGGTAAGTTCTTTGTTGCAAAGAAAGGTATCTTCAATAAGAACCCAAAGGTATACAAGACTCCTGCAGATATTGATGCAGACACCAAAGGTGATTTAGCAACAAAGCTCAAAGAGGCATTGAAGTATTTACCAGCGCTGGGTATTAAAGGTGTCGTTCAGGGAGACTTTTTGTATTCAAAGTCAGACCTAAGAACAGAAACTATTGACGGAGAAAAATGTGTCACCTTCCAACCTAATACGATTGTTTATGCTGTTCCGTCATCTTCCCCTCTTGCGAGAGAAATCAGAGCGGCGAAACTGGGGATTGTTTGGCACACAACATACGAAGGAAAATCATTTGAAACGATGAAAGCTTCGTTCGGTAAAGATATCGCTACAAAGCTGAAAAAGACCAAGACAGTTTTCTCGACAGATGCCAACTTCCGTGATGTGTCAGGTAAGGCTACATTCACAGCAAAAGAAACTGCAGAGATCACATCAGTTCTTTCAAGAGCAGGCAAGCTGTTTAATACTATCAACGCAGCAACTCTTAATGGGATCTCGGATGATGACTTTATCTTACTGAGAACCAAAACTTACATGAACACCCTCGTGCGTGCGGGTCAGAAGGTTCCTAAAGGTTCTGCAGTTGTAACTGGTCTTCTCAACTATATAGATGGATACTTTGATAAAGAGATTGCCAGTAAGAAGTCTGAAAAGGGCAAAGAAACATGGAGAGCAAAGAAAGTTGAAGCAATGAAGTTCTTTACTCAAAATAGTAAAGCTGACATAGCTAAAGTCTTTGACTTAATGAACCTTATTATTGAAGCGAAGTTGATTGTAATCAAGAAAATGGACGCAGCATCTTCAATGGGAACGTTCCTGAGAACCAATAATGGTATGCGTGTTACTGCCCCAGAAGGTTATGTTGCCATTGACAAGATTGGTTCTGCCTTAAAGCTTGTCGATCGACTCGAATTCTCAAAAGCTAACTTCAGTCCAGACATTATTAAAGGGTGGCAAAGGTAAAAGCTAAACCATTATAAATACTATATCAAAGACTACAAGTCTATTATAATACGGCATAGCAATATAGTCAACTACTTTTTGAGGAATCGATGAAAAAAATTGTATTTACATTTGGGAGGATGAATCCTCCAACTATTGGTCATGAAAAGTTGGCTAACAAAGTTGCAGCTGTAGCAAAGAGCGAGAAAGCTGATGCTAGGATCTACTTATCCCACACACAGAATAGTAGAAAAGATCCATTGGACTACCAAACAAAATTTAGATTTGCGTCAAAGGCGTTTGGAAAGTCAGTCCATAAATCGCAATCAAAGACTATTATCCAAATCGTACAAGAACTCGAAAAGGCTGGATACGAAGAAATCGTCCTCGTTGTTGGATCTGATCGTGTAACAGAATTTCAGGGTTTGTTGGATAAATATAATAACAAGGAATATAAGTTCCAAAGTATCAAGGTTGTTTCTGCTGGAGCTAGAGACCCCGATGCAGAGGGTGTGGAGGGGATGTCTGCCTCTAAATTGCGTGGTATAGCAAAGGCAGGTGACTTCGAAACATTTAAGACTGGTCTCCCAAAGAGGTTGTCGGATAGAGATGCTAAACAGATTTTTGATGCAATCAATAAAGAGTTGAAAGAAGAAATGGAAAACGAAGCGCTATCAATTCAACAGAGATTGGCACGTGGCAGAACCATGAAGCGAAATGCAAAGAAGATTGCTCGTATGCGGAAGATTAAGTCTAAGAAAAGGGCTGATCAAGACACACTTAAAAAGCGTGCACGCAAGATGGCAATTCAGTTGGTCCGCAAGAAAGTTGCTGGCGACCGTGGTTCAAATTACGCTTCATTGGGTGCTGCTGAGAAGTCAACAATTGATAAGCTTGTTTCCAAGAAGAAAGCTCAAATCGATCGTTTGTCTAAGAAGCTGATCAATAAAGTTCGTAAGGGTGAAAGCGAGAGGCTCTCGAAAGCAAGATCAAATAAGAACGAAGAATATGTTATCGAAGCGAGAGAAGATAGCGATATTGGTGATAAAAAGGGTTCTCAACCTGCAAAGTATCATTCTGGTTTGTCTAAATCTACTAAAGAAAAGAGAGACAGCCAATTCAAGAAGGCGGCTAAAAAGCACCATAGTGATCCTTCGGCGTATCCAGAAAAGCATTCAGGAGATGAAAAAGTGAAGACCAAAACTTCTAAGCACACCAAAAAATACAACGACATGTTTGGTGAAAATGCATCTCAGGAAAGAGCAAGAGAACTTATAAGAAAAGAAAAAGAATCTGATAAGCAAAAGCATGATAAGATGATGGATCGTGCTAGAACGAAAGATACAAATACAAAGAACAGAGCTGAAGAAAGAACTGATGAAGCTTGTTGGGATACACACAAGCAGGTTGGAATGAAAGAGAAGGGTGGCAAGATGGTCCCCGACTGCGTTCCAAAAAATGAAGAATTTGAGATCAATGAATCTGTTGCAGCTCTGAAGAAAAAATCCGAAAAGTCTGGAATATCATATGGTATTCTGAAGAAAGTTTATGATAGAGGAATGGCTGCTTGGAGAACAGGACACCGTCCTGGTGCATCCCAAGAACAATGGGCGCTCGCTAGAGTAAATTCGTTTATAACTAAAGGTTCTGGAACTTGGGGTAAAGCTGATAAAGATCTGGCTTCTAAAGTTCGTAAAGAGTCTATCAATGAAGTAAACGGCGCAGGTGAATATGGAACTACGAAATTGCGTAAGAAATATTCAAAGGAAACGCCAATGCAGGAAAGAACTGCTATTAACCGAGACCCAAAAGAAGCTATGATGAACAAAGCTGTAGAAGCTTTACATCGCCGTGCTCAATCAAAGGGTGACAAAGAGACAATTGGTGGTTATGCGTACGATGTGGCCAGATCTTTTAATGGTTTGTCTGCTAGAGAACTTGAACGTGCATATAAAGAAAAGTATAAGTGAGAATAAACATGAAATCTTTTAAAGAACAAACCGAAGAAGCTATTGATTCAATTTGTGAAGACTGCGATCTATATCAAGATCTTGTGGTGGAAGCCTCTGAGTATCAAGGTAGAAAGGTAAAGTTGAATGACCCGTTTAGGAACAGTGACGGTAATAGTAAGTTTAGTGTTTATGTTCGCAATGATAAAGGTAATGTCGTTAAGGTCAACTTTGGAGACCCAAACATGGAAATCAAACGAGACGACCCCGCTCGCAGAAAGTCTTTCCGTGCCCGCCATAAATGCGACACCCCTGGACCAAAATGGAAAGCCCGTTACTGGAGCTGCTACCAATGGCGCTCAGGATCAAAAGTAGATAACTAAGGAGAACCTCAATGCCAAGTTTAGTAGAAACGGTGAGAATGATGCAAGCTGAAGCAATTTCAGCAGCTCAAAAAAAGAAAATCGCTGCAATCGAAAAAGATAATAAACTTTCTGATAAAGAAAGGTTCAAACAGATCGATGCTGTTATGAAAGAAGAAGAAGGCAAGATGTGCAAAGAGTGCGGTAAAGTGCACGAAGGCAGCTGCATGGGTGAAGACAACACTAACGATAAGTCCGACGATGGAGAGGGTATGGATAAAGTCCAACCTAAAGCTCTGAAGAAAAAGTTTGACGATCGTAAAGACAAAGACATCGACAATGATGGTGACGAAGATGAATCTGATGAGTATCTCCATAATCGCCGTAAAACAGTTTCAAAAGCAGTAAAAGAAGAAGAAGAAATTGATGAAAATAAAGCCATCATTAAAATCTATCAAGATATGAAGGCACAAGGCAAAAAGGATCACAATATTCTTGACTACATTGGCTCTATGCCGAAGTATAAGAGAATTTCTCGTGACCAGATGGCAAAAATCATTGGTGATGCAAAGCGCAAGGGCATCTTCAAAGAAGAAGTAGAACTTGACGAAGCACCACGCCGCAAACGAGCGCCTAAGCTGAAAGGTGACAGCATTAAAATTCAACGTGCAAAAGATGCAGAACTTAATAAAGCCCTCGGTCGCACAAAGACTGGACGTAAGAAACCAGTCCGCACAATGACTTCTACACAGAAAGCACTTGCATCACTTCGTAAAGAAGAAGTTGAACAGATCGAAGAACTGACGGCTGCTGAAAAGAAACTTATCAATCAAATGTATGATAAGAAAGGCAACCTTACTCCTATGGGTAAGAAGGTTATGGCACATGGCAAAGCAAACAGCAAACTTACTCCTGGAGCAAGAGATGCTGATAATGCAAGACGTAAAGAATATAATGCATATCAAAAGTCAATGCGTGGCGAAGAAGCTGTTGAGGAGGCTCGTCAGTTAAAAAATCCTAAAACCGAAGTTATGGTTGTAGATAAAGGTGGTAAAACTATTGTTATTGATAAGACTAAGCAAAAAGAATATCTTGCAAAAGGTTGGAGACTTGCTGAATCTGTTAATGAAATAATGTCGCCGATGAGAAACAGATTTGGTCCAGCAGTAGATTCTAAAAAGTTTAATGTATATAAAAAGCATATGAAAGACAATAAATTAGACGAACCAACAGTTTACATGGCTTATCAAAATCCTGCTAGTGCTGAAGCAAAGCGAATGATGAAGAACCCAGCATATGCTAAAGGTTTAGAATTGTATAAAGCTTCAATAAGAGAATCAAATGTTGATGAAGCTGTTGAACTTGAACTTGACGAGAAGAAAAAAATAAACCCTGATCAAATTCGAAAAGCTTTGGCTTCTGATAAGGCAAAGGCAAAGGGTAAAGATAAAGTTTCTTTGAAGAAAGCTCCTTGGGATAAAAACGAAGAAGTTGAAGATGAGATGCCTGTAGAAACTGGTAAAAAGAAAAAAGATCCGAAAAAAGATCCCAAGAACAAAAGCGGCGAAGAGATTGATGTAGAACCAACCTTGGACGAAGCATCTGAAATGACTCCCGAGCAAGAGAAAATGCGTGAGAAGTATGTTATGAAATTGAAGAGCCGCATGGATGAATTTAAGAAGAAATATGGTGACAGAGCAGAAAAGATTATGTATGCTACTGCCACCAAAATGGCTATGAAAAAATAAACTAAATACTTAAAGTAAACTCTAAAGGAGAAAACCTATGGCACAATGGAAAATGACAGATGCTGCTAATGGTATGCCAACATATGCTAACAACATTCTGAATGTGGCAGGACCATCGACAGGTCTATACGGAAACACTACAGCAGAAGCATTTGTTGCTAACGTAGCTGTGGGTGTATTTGGTGTATCGGCAGACGAAATGAATTCAGCTAACGCATCTTCAGAAGCTACTGGTGTAGCTCATGCTGGCTGGACACTTCGTACAGAAGGTACTGGTGGTCGTGCGGGTCGTGTACAATACGAAGTTTTGGTAGCTGCTGGCTCTATGACTGGTGATGGTGCAGACGATACACAACTTCCAGAATAATTAAAGGTAGGGGCTAGAGAATGGCTATCGACAGAACTAAAAAGGTTTCTGAATTTGCTCGCATCTCACGTGCGGGTACAGATGACCTATTGCTACTTGTGAATGACCCTAATGGAACACCTTCCACAAGAACAATCACAATTAAAAATCTATATAATGATGTGGGTGCGGAAGCTGTTTTCTATGCCAATACTACCTTTAAGGCAAACTCTCATTTCCAGTCGAACACTTTGTATACTGGGAATGACAACCGCTTTAATAGTAATGTACACTTCACCAGTAACTTAACAATCTCGAACACATCTTCTATCGAAGCATATGGAAGAACGTATAGCGGATCAAATCCACCAATCGGGAATGCTGAGTTTCAGGCGTTTGTTGCAAACACTAACTTGTTTATTCAAACGCTGCAGGCGGATGGCACTTTCTTGCTACCCAATGGTGCGTTTGCTGTTGCGAATACAACATACAATACTGATCTGGCAAATACCAACTCGAGGCTGCAAGGTTTAGAGGCATATGGCCAGCTGGCTTCTAACTCTCATGTTATCAATACTTATGTTGCAAATACAACTTACCAATCATTTGCAGCAAATTCTACGACAAATCTAGACGATAGTCTTGCAAGGGTTGCTACTCTAGAAACTAAAGTTGCAAATCAAGAATCCTTGACAGCGAATGGTTTTAATGTTGCATTTGCGAATGCAGTTGCAACTGCCTCTGCTCAATCTGCGGTATTCGTATCAGAAAATTATATTCCATTAGGGAATTCTGCAGCGAGGCTATATGATGATTCTATAGATGCCTCGTATATCGGGATATTGAATCATAAAGTTTCTTCCACTTGGGATGCTGTAAACCACGGTGACGTTGCGCCCCAATCGAACGGATATGCAGTGGCTTTAGAGTCAGGACTTTGGGTTCCTAAACCTTCCCCCTCACTCGGGTTCACAGTCGACGATTATCAAGTTGATGCCAATGCCGCATTAGGGTTCTTTTTTGATAGTGGTCCAGGGGTTGTTGGTTCTGTCAACGAGACTATCTATGCATATAAAGGCTTTACATACACTTTCTATCCAGCCTGGCTGACACAAGATAGAAATATTCTAATTGTGAATGATCCGAATGACATTTCTTCTGTGTTTGCTAATGGAGTTTATACTGCTAATACTGGTCGAGCTTATGCAAACGGTCTTGGCGTGACTGCAAGAACTGAATTGACTATTCCTATGGCACAAGAAGCTAACCTCTATTATATGGATTCAGCAAATTCAGCAACTTATGGGACGATTGTAATTAGATAATGATTGATAATTTGACTGAGGAAAATTTCCAGCTTTTCGCTATGAAACATTATCAAAATCCCCACTGTATGGATTTGTTAGAATTTCATGATGATTTAAAACGTATCCGCTATATCAAGCGGTTGCTGAAGAAATATAAAAATGCGGATGAGCTGAAAGAACGATTGATAATAAACCATTTGGTCGTTCTTTACAATATGTTTGAAGGTAGAGCTATGACTCGAATGCTACTATTAAAACTTGATGGGTATCATGATTGCCTCAAACCGTTTCTTATGCTTCTAAATTATTGGACTGTTGATGTCGGAAGAATAAATAATAAAAAGATTGTAGACTCTGACATTAGTCTCGACCCAAATATAGTAAAAGTGTTAAGGAACATTTAAATGGCAGACGTAGCAGACTTAGTGTTAATCTATCAATTCATTAAAAGGCTTACAACACCTTTTGATAAGACTGAAGCATATAACCTTGGTCTTATTGACGAAAAGGGTAAGAGACTTAAAAAGGCTCAAACCTCAGAAGAGAAAAAGGCTATGGGGTACTTCGATCGCCTCGTATTTAACGTTAAGCGGCTGATCGAGCGCCTTCCAGGAGGTTCATCCCGTATCGCATCATATGGTGCGGCTTTGTGGTTGATTAAAGAAGGTAAGATTGATAGAGAATATACAGATCAAGAAATAGCAACAGGGTTGTATGAGGCTATGGACGAAATAGATGAAAGAACAAATAAGAAGCTTACCGAGCTGTTCGAAGATGCACCAACAAATGCAACTGGTCCAGCTGTAGCAGGCACGAACGACGACATTACTTGGAAGAAGCCAGACGCTCGAAAGAAAGAGATGAAAGCATTTCTTCGCCGCTATATGGAAAACAAGACAAAGCGTGAGGCAATCAAAACCCGTAAAGACTTCATGAAGAGAATGGGTTTGTGATGCTTAATTTTAAAGAATACTTGCAAGAACAAGAAGAAATTACTCTATCTCAGATGAAAGCGTTTGAGAAGTTTGTTGATCGTATGTTTGAGCGGTTTAAGATTGACTTTGAATTTACCAAACATTTCGGTGAGCGTATGTCTGATGAAAGAAATAAACCAAATATTAAGATGAAAGAGCTTGCCGATTTTGTAAAAAAGATATATAATCAACAAGGTAAGAACTTGAAGGGTGTGGCTGGTGCTGAGGCTGTCATTAAAGATATGCAGTCAGATCTCAACATCCCTGTAGTTGTTAAGTATGATCAAAAGAACGATGAGTTTGATGTGGTGGCTAAAACCATCATGCGCAAGAAAAACTTTAAGACACCAAATCAGGTGATTCAATACAAATGATACGTGTATATTTAATGTTGTTTATTCTGGGGAGTCTCGGAGCTGCTGGCTTCGGGGCTTATACATTTTACCAAGACACTCAAGATAGAATTCAAAAACTTTCTTCAGACAATACTAAACTTTCTATAGCGGTTGAGTCTAAAGATAAAAGAATTAATGCTCTTGAGGAACAGGCAAAAGCAAATCAAGAACGTATGTCTAATCTGCAGTCTTCGTTACAAGAAGCCGAAGGTTATATCGATGGACTTCGTTCAACTTTCCAGAAACATAATCTTACAAACCTTGCGGCAAAAAAGCCAGGATTGATAGAAAAGAGGATGAATGATGCGACCAATAAACTTTTTGATGATCTCAGCAGCAGGGCTGTTACTGAGTAGCTGTGGTGTTATAGGTAATCTAAGAACACCTGAACCAGAGATTGTAACAGTAACAGAAACAGTTCCCGTTGTAATACCAAAGATAACTCCTCCAAAGGATATGCGACTGGAGAACATTCGTATATATGTTGTGAGTGAAGATGAGAACATAAATGAATTCAAAGAAACATTCAGAAAGATACATGGCGAGGTAGTTTTTGTTGCAATCAGTATTAAAGACTATGAAAACATGAGCCTAAATATAGCTGAAATGAAACGATATATAGATCAACAAAAACAAGTTATTTTGTATTATGAAGATGCTCTGACAGAAAACCAAAAACCTGAAAGCTAATAGTAGGAGATACGAAGATGGCTGTAAAAATCGGCGGTTCAACCGTAATAAACAATAGTACAGATGGAATTTTTAGATACGTCTACGGAGATGGGCGATTTCTCACCAACCTTCCCGATTCTGGTGGCGGTGCATTAGGTTGGATTTCTTTTACAGGGACTGGCTCTCTAATTAATAGTAAAAACATGTCATTGTCACGGTTTGGCGTTGGCTATTATCGAATCAATCTATCTGGTAGTGCAAGAACGTCTGATTATACTGCGGTGTTTTCTATGTCTGGACCCGTTCGCTATACAAAAGCCGCTCCGACTGGATCACTCATCGGCACCGACGGACAGATCGACAACCATAGTATTTCTGTCGGTGGGCGAAGCTCAATGGCTATAACATTTTACACTAATAAAGTTTTTAATGATTATCAACATTTTGGTGGGAATGATAACAACACATCCATGACGTTCCGATATGATGCGGTCGACCCACCTTACATTTCATGCGTTACATATAAAACTTAAATTTGGAGGCTGTACAAATGAAAACTATTTTTTATAACTATCCTGTTGGAACAGAAAAAGTTGCAGCAACTCATTCAAATAATTCTGTTGAAGAACTTAAAGCCGAGGGTATCATTCCAAATAATGCTGTTACTGTAGTATATGACCTTATTGATGAGAATTCAGACCACAACACAAGACCATTATATGTTTTCGTCGATAGAATTAAATTTGATAATATCGAAAACCCAACGCTTGTGAAGTTTGATAGAGATTTGCTTTATGCGGAACTCCTGCAAGATGCCAGAGGCGCTAGAGCGCAGCAGCTGCAGAAACTAGACAACCTTCAATTGAGAGCTATGGCAAAGGGGCTTACCGATGTCGTTGCAGATATTGAAGCAGATAAAGAAATTATGAGAAACTTACCAGACAACATTAATTTCAATTCAGCAAATAATTATTCTGATGCTTTCTCAGCATTACCTCGTCAAACTCTTGGTGAAGACCTTGAGGAGAAGTATAGAGAAAGGTTGTTGTGAGTATAAGGTTTGAATTACCTGAAGATAGCCAAAATAGAATAAAAGAGATAATTGACAAACGCCATAAAGATATAATTGTAAATTCTCGGTTGACTGGAATTCGAACTGTCCCAGATTGGGCTGAAAATCTTACAAAAGATAAAATATCGCAAGGTGACAATTCTATAAGCGTTAAAGATAATTTAATAGACTTTATGAATTTGGGAATATCTCAAAAGATGGTATATTCTATACAGAAAATATTTCCTTCTAAATTGGTTCATTCGAGCGGGTATTTCCATTACCCGCCAACAGGGTTTATGGGTTGGCACACTAATAGTGATTATCCATGTCAACGCTTGTATATAACTTATACAAAAGAAGCAAATAAATCTTTCTTTAGATACATGAAAGGTGAAGAAATGATCACTGATTATGATGATGCAGGCATTACTACAAGACTTTTTGACATCAAGAAAGATGAATTGTTTTGGCATTGTGTTGGTAGTGAGACAGATCGAATAAGCTTCGGGTTTTCAATAGTGTGATACATGTTTTAGATAAAGAATGGTCTATCTTGGGTATTCCTATGGCTATAAACTGTCAAGAAATTTATAGCCTTTTAAAATACGAGGGTGCTGTTCCCCAATTGATATCAATAAAAGATATTGGACACAAACCAATTGATCTCATTGATAAGGAAGATATTAGGTATTTGAATGCAAATCTAAACCTCCCTGCGATTGTGGTGAGGGGAATGCAGAACCCCTTAAATAAACCGTATAGAATGATTGATGGGCGGCACAGGATTCTTAAAGCTAAAGAAAATAAAATACCAGAATTGCTCACATATGTTATAGATGAAAAGCGAGCTTTAAAACACATGCAGCAATATATTTAATCTATATGATTATAAATATCTAAAACTTCTTAGGAATATTCAGATGGTCCAAAAACTTAGCATGACAAATTTGACAGGTGATAGCCTAACAGTGGGTAATACTGTCATCACAGGAACAGGTGTCACGGTAAACGACGAACCACTATCGGGTGGAACAGGCGGCGCAGAAGTATATGCCAATACAACATTCTTCCCGACATCAGGTTTAACTCCTGGAAGCTTTGCCTTTGCTAATAACAATAATACTCTGTTTATGACGAATGGATCAGGTTGGTATAAAATTGCTCTAGTAAACCAAACCCCATCTATTACTGCCAGTATTGAATCTGCTCTTATGGGTAAGTCTGGTAACACGATAATGTTCACATACAGCGTTTCCGATCCTGACGGGATGACCCCAACAGTAACTGTTGCGAACAGCGGCTTTGCGGATAGCAGCGTCGGTAATGTTGTTTTGTATACCGCAAATAATACCGTTGAGGTTAATAATTTCTCAGCGCAGCCTTATTCTGCCACAATTACTCTAACTGGTTCTGATGGAATCAGCTTCGACACAGATACCGTGACGATTCAAGTCACATTTTCACCAGACCCCTTTTGGGTGAAAGATACTTATGGCATACCGGATTATGCACACTTAACTGAAGATGAACACCTATACTGGTTAAATAGTAGTTCAGAGGTTAATTTTAGTGCGGGAGCTGACACTAATGTCAATGTCACCCTAGTCCATAAAATAGACGGAGAACTTGCTGAGTATGCTTGGACAACTTACCTCCAAGCTGATATGAGTAGTTATAATTCAAGTCATGATGCACACCGAGTGGCAAGCTCAAACAATCAACCAATCGCTGTGGGCCAATTTCCGCATGTGATAGGTGGATCGATACGTTACTCACCTATGTTTTGGAGAATGGACTCAAATAGCGGCGCACCCCTAAAGGCAGTTGCTATTCCATATGGATTCTATAGACCATATCCCCCGTTTAGTGCGGGTTCTTCGAGCGTGGCTAGTGGCGGTAATTGGTTTGCTGGAGGGTCAAACGGTGGAACAAATACGATCTGTATTGCGAGATCACCCCATAACATGTACACATCTGGGGATACGATCAACAGCGGAAATACAAATTTCTATAAAGCTCATAGTATGTCAGGATGGGGTAGTGGCGGCACTGCAGTTGATGGGGCTTGCGAATTGTCAGATGGGTCTATTATAACTATTGGTAACTCTTGGGTGACGTCTGGGGCTCCAAACTATTACTTTGGGTACACAGCATATGTATTAAAATTTAACAACGACGGAACATATAATTCTTCACAATCATATAAAAATAATCCATATGCAGGCACATCATATACAAACGGCTTCTTGCCCAAAATGATAAAGCAAGCAACCAACGGAAATATTCTTATGGTTGGTTATGATGCTAATTCCTCCAGTAGTTATAGGCCATCAGCCCAGCTTGTTCTGTTTAATAGTAGTATGACAGTTCTTTATAAAAGGCAAATATATCCGAATGGCAAGTCTGGCACCACCAGTGTGTGGTCTCCCAATTTGATCGAAGTCGCTGATGATGGTGACTTTGTTGTAATTTTTCACAACACGCAATATGACCAGTTTGCTATTGGTAAATTTGATTCTAGTGATTTAACAGACTCTGGTGTACCTTATATTTGCGGTAGTGGCATCACTACGGCGGGGATCCCTGGAACAAGCTCCAAGGCTGGTAAATTTGTGTTTAGTGTTGATCGTGGAACAAATGAGTTTACACATACAGGAACGCTCGACTCTTGGCCATTAGAAAATCTATCAGACATTTTTGGGTCTGCGACAGCAACAACTTGGGTGGATTCAGGGACATCTACGTTTACGGCGAGTAAGGGTTCTGGTCCGAGCATGAGTCAATCTACATACACCCCAGAGGATGTATATGGTAATCATTCAACGTCATATGGTGGAGACCAAAATTATTTTAATGTGATCACAACAGATTACAATTATGCGTTTGATGTCACATCAAATACAGACTTTACTCAATTATAGATTTTAATAAATAATATTGCGTCTGAATTTGGGAAGAAACCATGAACGATATAGACCTATTTCAGCTCTTAGAGGATAGAAGAATCGAATCTGAGAAGAGATCAGATATTCTCCACAAAAGAATCGGGGAGCTCCGTGACGAAATGGCCAATAAAATGGACGACTCCCATAGAGAAATTATGCATGAAATTAAAGAACTGCGTAAAGAACAGCAGCTTCATGCAAAAGAAATGTCACAGAGAGTTTCCTCACTAGAGCGTTGGCGTTGGCTGCTGATGGGCGGCGCTGCGGTTCTTGGGTTTATCCTAGCTGGTGGGCTAGAACTCATTTCGAACATTATATAAAATAGTTCTTGCTATTTTAGAAGTCTTGATGTATACTGACTTCTATGAGCAATTTTATAGACACAAAATACCTACACCTCCTATCTTCTCAGCTTGATCAATTCAAGCGAAAGAACGATACAGTTTACAACTTCCGGTGCCCGTACTGCGGGGACTCTCAGACTGACAAAAACAAAGCACGTGGATATATGTTTCTCAAAGAGGGCAATTATATCTTCAAGTGTCACAACTGCGGAAAGGGTGCCTCTGTAGGTAATCTAATCCGCCACGTAAATCCCCAAATGCATAAAGAATATTCTCTCGAGCGCTTCGGTGATCGAGAACGTAAGCCTGTTGCCCCAAAGACAGACACTTACAAGAAGTTCCAGAAGAAAGAAGATTACCTCAAAACTGCGTTGGGTAAACTCAAGAGAATATCTCAATTAAAATACGATCATCCAGTAAAAAAATATATTGAGAACAGAAAAATACCCCCCTCGAGGCATGGTAAACTTTTCTATTCACCTAAATTCTATGCATTTGTTAATCAGATGGTCCCTAATAAAATACCCAATATTGGCAAAGATGAGCCTCGGCTTATCATACCATTACTGGACTCCGATAATAAACTGTTGGGGTTCCAAGGAAGGGCTTTCGGATCTTCTAAGAACAAATACATAACCATTATGATGGAGGAAGGTAATCCAAAGATATACGGGTTAGATACTACAGACTTAACAAAACCTGTCTATGTTTTAGAGGGTCCAATTGATAGTATGTTTATCCCCAATTCAATTGCGATGGCTGGTGCCGATGTCAGCGGCTTGCAGCGATACTCTGGGACTGAATTTGTGTTTGTTTATGATAATGAACCACGCTCAAAGGAGATTGTGGGTAGGATAGAAAAGACTATTGCGGCTGGGAATAAAATTGTTCTGTTCCCAAATTATATTGAAGAAAAAGATATAAATGACATGATTATGGCTGGAACACCTCTGCAGGGAGTTTTAGATATTATAAGTAATAACACCTTTAATGGACTTGAAGCAAAAGCTATGCTTAGTAAATGGAGAAAATGCTAAATGAATATTAGATTGATCGGGTACACACAAGCAACTCCCGAATTTATTGGACTTGATAATGTCTTAGACTTGGTGGCGTACTGCGCAAGAGTATCAAACCCTTCTGGACAAATGAATAGTGAAACAGCAGAGAAGCTTGTTAAGTACCTAATCAAACACAAGCATTGGTCGCCGTTGGAAATGGTTTCGGCGACTATGGAAATTGAAACAACACGGGATATTGCACGTCAGATGCTACGTCACCGCTCGTTTTCTTTTCAAGAATTTAGTCAGCGATACGCAGATCCAACTAAAGACTTGGACTTTGTGGTTCGTGAAGCACGTTTACAGGATACAAAGAATCGCCAAAACAGTATCGAAGTTGATGATGAGAGTCTGCAACTTCAATGGGCTTTGAGGCAGGATGCTATCATTAAGGCTGCTACAAATGCATATGAGTGGGCTATTGAAAATGGTATTGCTAAAGAACAAGCACGTGCAGTTTTGCCAGAAGGTAACACAGTATCACGTATGTACATGCAAGGGTCTCTGCGTTCTTGGATCCACTATATTGACCTTCGCTCAGGTAATGGTACACAAAAAGAGCATATTGAAATCGCTAAAGCTTGCGGTGAAGTAATTTCAAAAATCTTTCCGATGACAGAAGAAATAACATAAAAATAGGGGGAATACCATGTTTGGATTAGGTGAAAAACACCTTGGCATCCGTGTCAATTACGATCGTGATAATGAATTATCAGAACAGGGGCTAAAGCTTCTGAAAGACTACTATTGCAGCACAGAAGAGACTTCTCCGCAACAAGCTTTTGCACGTGCAGCTGTCGCATATTGCTATGGTGATATGAAACTGGCGCAACGAATTTATGATTATGTTTCCAAGGGGTGGTTTATGTTTGCCTCTCCAGTTCTATCAAATGCTCCAGAACCAGGAAAAACTCCGAAGGCTCTGCCTATCTCTTGTTTCTTGACATACGTTCCAGACTCACTCGAAGGTTTGATTGACCACTCTTCCGAATTGCGTTGGTTGTCCGTCAAGGGCGGAGGCGTCGGTGGCCACTGGAATGGTGTCCGTTCCGTATCAGATAAAGCTCCTGGACCAATGCCATTTCTACATACAGTAGATAGTGATATGGTTGCATATCGCCAAGGACGCACTCGTAAAGGTAGTTATGCTGCATATATCGACATCAGCCACCCAGATATTATTGAGTTTATTAATATGCGTGTCCCAACTGGTGACGTCAATCGTAAGAATCTCAATCTGCACCATGCAGTAAACTTGACTGACGACTTCATGGAAGCTGTCCGCAAAGGTGAGATGTGGGATTTAGTTGATCCAGCTGATCCAGAAGATGTGCGTGATTCTATGCCAGCACGTAAGCTTTGGGAACTTCTTCTTGAGACACGATACCGCACAGGTGAGCCTTATCTCAACTTCATTGACACAGCTAACCGTGCGATGCCTGAAACTCAGAAACAGCTTGGTCTGCGCATCAACGGTTCAAACTTGTGTAATGAGATTCACTTGCCAACAAATGAATTCCGTTCAGCGGTATGTTGCCTGTCTTCAGTGAATCTCGAGAAGTATGATGAGTGGAAAGACTCTGACATGATCGGTGACTTGACGGAGTTTTTGGATAACGTTCTTCAATATTTTATCGACCATGCTGGCGATGAGATCAGCCGAGCACGCTATTCAGCGAAGCAAGAACGTTCTCTTGGTTTGGGCGCTATGGGCTTCCATGCATATTTACAGAAGATGAATGTTGCTTTCGAGAGTGAAGAGGCTGTAGCTATTGATGAAGAAATCTTCTCTGATATGAAGGAGAAAGCTGACTGGAGATCAAGGGAACTTGGTCGTACGAAGGGTGTAGCACCTGATATGAAGGGCACTGGGCGTCGAAATGCTCATCTGTTGGCTATCGCCCCGAATGCAAACAGTTCTTTGATTGGCGGAACATCACCTTCGATTGAGCCATGGAAAGCAAATGCATATACTTCACGCACAAGAGCAGGTTCTCACTTGACTACCAATAGACATTTAGTTAAAGTATTGGAAGCGTATGGCAAGAATGATGATGCAATTTGGAGCTCGATCATTACAAGTGGTGGTAGCGTTCAGCATCTAGATTTCTTGACAGACCATGAGAAGAATGTGTTCAAAACTGCTATCGAACTTGATCAGCGTTGGGTGGTTCGCCTTGCTGCTAATCGCCAGAAACACCTATGTCAAGGGCAGTCCCTCAATGTGTTTTTCCCTGCAGGGGCTGATAAGAAGTATCTACACGATGTCCACTTCCAAGCTTGGGAGCAGGGTACGAAGGGTATGTATTACCTAAGAACAGAAGCTACAGCACGTCCTGAAAACGTGTCTGCAAAAGTCGAGCGTCAAGCTCTGTCGGAAATCGTTGCACCAACATCTATGGGCGAAAGCCAAGATGATTGTGTGGCATGTCAAGGATAAGGAAAGAAAATGGAAGTAGTAATTTATTCAAAATCTGATTGCCCCTTTTGTGATAAAGCCAAACAATGGTTTTCTGAACGTGGTCACAGCTATACAGAACACCGCCTAGACAATGAAGAGCAGCGACTGGCATTCTATCAAACAATTCCTGGAGCACGTTCAGTGCCCCAGATTTTTATCGACGGTGAACACATCGGCACATATGATGACTTGATGGCAAAGGAAGATAAAATTAATAAGAAGAAGGGTGGGCTGCTGGAGTTTTCAGAAACTTATAAACCTTTCCACTATCCTTGGGCTGTCGAGATCACAACTCGCCATGAGAAGATGCACTGGATCGAAGACGAGATTGATCTTTCAGAAGACGTAACTGACTGGAAAAACGGTAAGATGGACAACGTGGAGAAAGAATACGTCACGAACATCCTTCGACTTTTCACTCAGTCTGACGTTGCTGTTGGCCAAAACTATTTTGATCAGTTTATCCCCAAGTTTAAGAATAACGAAGTCCGTAATATGCTTGGTTCGTTCGCTACACGTGAGGGTATTCACCAACGTGCGTATGCTCTGCTGAACGAGACACTTGGTCTTTCTGATGCAGAATATCACGCATTCCTTGAGTATACAGAAATGGCTGACAAGATCGAGTTTATGATGGAGTCAGATCCAAACACTATGCGTGGACTTGGATTGTCGTTGGCTAAGTCTGTGATGAATGAAGGGGTTGCTTTGTTTGCCTCATTCGTTATGCTCCTCAACTTCCAGCGGTATGGTAAGATGAAGGGTATGGGTAAAGTTGTTGAGTGGTCTATTCGTGACGAGACTGTTCACGTTGAGGGTGTGGCTCGTCTGTTTAAAGCGTTCTGCGCAGAACATCCACGTATTGTTGATGATGAGTTTAAAGCGGAAATCTATGAGATGGCTCGTCAGTCAGTGAAGCTTGAAGATAAGTTTACAGATTTGGCTTACAAACTCGGTGAAGTGCAAGGTCTAGAGGCTGCAGAAGTGAAACAGTATGTTCGCTACATTACTGATCGCCGTTTGCTGCAGCTCGGAATGAAGACAAACTTCAAAGTGAAAGAGAACCCACTACCTTGGCTCGATTGGGTCTTGAACGGTGCGGACCACTCAAATTTCTTCGAGACACGTGTGACTGAATATGAGGTTGCAGGTCTTGAGGGTTCTTGGAGCGATGCCTACGTTTCTTAGATACTATATACCATTGATGTCAATTAGAAAAGGAATGCATCAATGGCAAAAGTGTTTTTTGAGCTAGACTGCGATTCTTGCGGCAGTGAATGGGAGATTAAGGGTACTGACGAAGGTATGCCAAATCAACCCATTTACTGCCCATTTTGTGGAGTCGATTTAGATCTAGCTGACTTAGAAGAAGAATATGGTGTCCAAGATGATTGGTTAGATGAACTCGAAGATTACAATGAGTGAGTATGATAATCCATGGACATTTAATGACAAACCCTTCACTAGCGATGATATAGCTAAATCAGTTGGGTTTGTATATGTGATTGAATCTCTCGTCGACGGTAAATTATATATTGGAAGAAAGTATTTTCATTCAATCAGAAAAGTGAAAGGTAAGGCTCGCCGACAACGTAAAGAGTCTGATTGGAAAACATATTATGGATCAAGTGATGAGCTAAAGTCTCTTATTTTGGAACACGGAAAAAATAATTTCAAACGTGTAATTTTATCTTTACATTCTACCAAAGGTGATGTAAACTATGAAGAGGTAAAGCAACAATTTCTAAATAATGTTTTAGAAGATGATAGATTCTTAAATGAGAATATTAATGGAAAGTGGCACAGGAAACCTGCGCACATAGTTGAAGGAAGAATGTTGAATGAAAATTACAGATTGGGAAAACGTACAGAAGTTTAAGTTTTCCTCAGATGATAATGATACGATGGCTGTACGACTTCGTGAAATTGATTGGCTTGCTGATAAAATTCCAGAAGGCGAGATTCTAGAATTTGGTGTATTTAAAGGTGTGACAATCAACCGCCTTGCTGAAAAGCTCCCGAACCGAAAAATTGTTGGGTTTGATTCTTTCGAGGGTTTGCCTGAAGATTGGGATATGGGCGAGAAATACACCAAGAAAGAAGCTTTCGATCGAGGCGGTGTGATGCCTGATGTACCAGAAAACGTCACTTTAGTTAAAGGCTTCTTCGAAGATACTCTTCCCGATTACAAGAAAGATCTCGGCAATATTGGGTTTCTTCATGCAGATGCAGACTTATATTCCTCCACAAAAACTGTATTAGATGAACTTAATCACCTTATCGTTCCAGGAACAATTATTCGCTTTGATGAGTTGTGCTGTTGGAGGCTGGTATTTGGTGAGGCTTCCCCCAAGGCTGTGCGGAGGGTGAAGTATAAAACTTGGAAAGATCATGAGTGGAAAGCTCTACTTGAGTGGATGGAAACATACAATCGCAAGGTTGTTCCTCTATGCCGCAATTGGTTCCAAGGGGGTACGGTGGTTGTGACCCAATGATCATATCTCATGAACATAAGTTTGTTTTTATCAAAACAAGAAAAACGGCAGGGTCTACTTTAGAGGCTCTGTTGTTTCCATACCTCAATAAAGAAACTGACATATGCACAGGCTCTCCCCGTGATGGGACACCAAGGCTCAATACGCCAGATGATAATGGCCATGCGTCATACTCTGAGGCGATGAAATATGTCACCAACCCTGATGAATATTTCGTTTTCACAATTGAGCGAAATCCATGGGATAAAATGGTGAGTGGTTATTGGTGGCACAAACAGACAAAACCTGAGTGGGATTGGGTTCAGTCGTTTGATAAGTATATGGGTTGTCCATATATTCCCAGAGATTGGAACAAATATACAATTCAAGGAAAGAATGCAACTGACCGTATTTTCCGATATGAAGATATGGGGAGTATGTACATGTTCTTGAATGAGAGATACAATTTTAGTATCACAGAAGACCAATACCAAAATACAAGAATGAAAAGTGGCGTCCGTAAGTCTGGGCATTATAGTGAGATGTATACTCCACAAACTAGACAGTCAGTGGCCAAAACGTTTAAACAAGAAATATACATGTTAGGTTATGAATATGAACAATCCAATTAAACTCTTTATCGGAACTTCGTCAAACGGAGAAGATGCTAATATTGAAATGGCGTATGAGTACTCTATTCGCAAAAATACTGATAGAGAAGTAGATATCGTATGGATGCGGCAAGGCGGAGAGCCGTATTGGGAAGGTTGGGCAGATCAGCGCTGGTCAACACCATTTAGTGGTTATCGTTGGGGTATCCCAGAGTATTGTAACTTCGAAGGTAAAGCTATCTACACCGATGTCGATATGATCAATCTTAGGGACATCGGCGATTTATTTGATCTCGAGGTGCCAGAGGACAAATGGATGCTCGCTCGAGACGGTTCAAGGTTTGGGGGTAAGGAATTCTGTGTAATTCTCTTTGACAATGCAAAGTTTAAAGATAAGATGCCGCTAGTAAAAGATTGGAAAGCTGCGCCCGAAGCGCACCACGCTTTCATCCAACAGTTTATTCAAATGGAAGCTGTCGGTTCTCTCGATCCAAGGTGGAATAGCCATGATGGTGACACAGATGAAATCTGGCAATTACACTACACCCATATGCCCACACAACCATGGCAACCAGCATGGTTTACTGGTAAAGCAAAGGATCACCCTCGTCCAGATCTTGTGGAAATTTATAAAAATACGCTTGACGAAGCAGTCGCTGCAGGGTATAATATTGATGAGTATAATATTGACAGAGGAGTTAAGTATGGAATCATCGGAAAGTGAATTAAATAATGTATGGTGAATTACCCAAAACAGAAGTTGTATTTGCTGCTTGTGATAGCAAATACTTCCTAGAACATGGTCAAGCTTTTGTCTATTCTGCTAATGATGTAGGCAAAAACACTCACGTCCATATCGTGAACCCCACAGACGAGGCACTATCACTTGCTGTTCTTCTAAATGCCACAACAAAGGTGGGGACGACATTCTCTTTCAACGATGTAGAGTTGAATGGTTCTGCTGAAGAAACACGAACGTATTATGCATGTCTCAGGTTTCTTGTTTTACCAACTATTATCCGAACCGCAAAGAAAGTTCTTGTTCTAGATATTGACGGCTATATCATGAGAGACTTCAATATAAACGATAGAGCGGTTGCAGGCTATTTCCCAAGAGAACCGTTAGCAGGAACTACAGGGTGGGAAGCTGAAGGCACAAGGGTTGCAGCAGGTGCTGTTTATGTTGCAGAACTTCGAATCGCAGAGATGATCGCAGCTGAAATTAAAAAGCAACCGCTGCGGTGGTTTGCCGATCAGATTGCTTTGTCTCGAGTTTTCTCCCGCCCTGAGCTTTCAGATTTTTCTAAAATCGCTATTTTTGATTCGCAGTTTATGGACTGGGAATTTAAATCTGACACCAAGATCTGGACAGGTAAAGGTCCACGCAAGCATGACAATCCAAAATACCTCGAACAGAAGAGAAAGCTTTCTCGTTTGCGGTTTGAGATTATGAACGCCCAAATGGTTATGTTGCGCCCACGCCTCGACATCCCCTTCAAGAAGATGGGTTTGGTTTTGGCCAACAGCGTCACTGAGCCTATCCGTGCTCATTGGCAAAACTTTACAGACAAAATTATCTATAATGCTAAAGAAAATGGAGATAGAGCCCTCGTATGCACTTCTCCACGTTGGATGTTTAATAACACAATCCAAAGGTGGTTTGATGATGGAGTCGTTACCTATGTTCCTCATGTGGAAGAACATAACTGGAGGGGGAATGCAGAGACTCTGTACTACATGCAGACAGTATTTCCGTGGTTATTTACAATTGACGGAAAAGGTTGGAGTGGCGGAATGGCGGCTCTCGAAACTTTTAATCCAAACTCAAACTACAGCGAAGAAACGTTTGATGAGTTGTCTTCATATATCAAAGCTGGCGGAAGCAAGTTTAATCACCTGCAACCGAACCGCAAAGACTTAGGTTTCTATTCTAAATATATTATGATTCCTTTGCAACTCCCGCATGACGAAACTATTAAATGGCACAGTAAATTCTCAACAGAAGAGTTTGTTGAAAAGCTTTGTCGGTGGGGGCAAGAACAGAGTATCCCTCTTGTATTCAAGGGGCACCCCGTCAACTTAGCTGCTATGAAGCCCCTTAAAGCTATCATTGATAAGTACAGTAATTGCTACTATACAAGCGAAGGAAACTTCCAACAAATGCTGGAGGAAGCTGAATGTGTCTTTGTACAAAATGGTGGTAGTGGCCAAGAAGCTATGTTACTAGACAAGAAGGTTGTTGTTTTTGCAGATGCTGAATATAATGCGGCTGTCATCCAAGGAGATTTAAATAACCTCGACAATACTTGGCGTGTTCTGCAGGAGGACAACTACTGGGAACGCAAACAGATGTATCGTCGTTGGTATGATTGGTATGGAAGATTGACCTATTCCTCAGTTAGATAACGGGGTTTCCTAATTAGGGTAGCTAAAACGCCTTAAAATCTCTGCGCCGCAGCTAAATATATGCGGGGTCTTAGGAAAGGCTCTGCATATATTCATTCCAAGAGGTAAAAAATGTCACAGCATATCTTAACTATCCACCACAACTTTATGATGCCAGTTATTGAGGGTCTGATTGATCTGGTCAAGAGAATCAAACAGAATAGAAAGAAAGCCCGTGATATAAGAGCTACGATAAAAGAACTTTCGTCTCTATCAAACCGTGAGCTGAACGATTTGGGAATTTATCGTGGTGAGATTTATACAATCGCCCAACAAACTGCAGATAGAGTTTATGATACCAACAAAAACCTCAAGGGGTGGGTGTAATGTTTTATACTGAAACAGTCGTAATTGGTAATCAAAAACCTCATCATAGAATCTTTACAGCGCTGAAGGCATTTGGCCGTGGCACATGGAACTTCATGGAGTCAATGGGCAAAGCAAGAGCCGCTGCTGAACTAGCACGTCTAGGCTACCATGAGGAAGCAAAACGTTTGATGTTGGAGAACAAATAATGTTTAAGAGATTTATGAAAGCAATGGAATATCGCTCATACTGTATGGCTATCCATCAACTGCGCCAACAAGGTTTATACAAAGAAGCCCAAAAAGTGAGTGAATATAAACGTGAAATGTACCCGTCTTTCTGATAAAGTAGCATACGGTTTAACTATTTCCTTTCGCTGGTTTGCGGACACGTTCTTTGCCAAGCGTTATGGGCATAGAGCCGTTGTACTAGAAACTGTAGCAGGGGTTCCTGGGATGGTAGCTGGCATGTGGAATCACTTGCGCAGTCTCAGAAGAATGGAGCCTGATGATAGAGGCTGGATCAAGACTCTACTGGAAGAAGCAGAGAATGAGCGTATGCATCTTATGATCTTTATTGAGGTTGCAAAGCCCAACTGGCTAGAGAGAATGGTTATATTACTCGCCCAGTTTGTATTCTGGCACTTCTACTTCATATTGTATGTTTTCTTTCCTCAAACAGCGCATCGCATGGTTGGATACTTCGAGGACCAAGCTGTTGTGAGCTACACACAATATCTGGAAGAAATTGATTCTGGCAGAATAGAGAATACACCAGCGCCAAATATCGCAAGAATTTATTACAATTTGCCTTATGATGCTACGTTAAGAGATGTTATCGTTAAGGTGAGGCAAGATGAGCAGGGACACGCCACAGTAAACCACGAAATGGCTGACAGCTTCGAATAAATTATAAAAAAAATCAAAAAAAAGTTAAAAAAGGGGTTGACATTTGTCGCCCCTTTCATTATGTTATAGGTATAGGTTGATTATGGTAAGGAGATCCAAATGTTTCGCATTCCTAACGTCTACATGTTTGAGATGAATATTATTGAGGCAACTAAAGTGATGAGGTCATATGGTCGAGGCGATCTGCTTGAGGGTATGGAGGCACTTGATCGTGTTTGGGATGAACATGCGAGTGGTAGTGATCGCTTTGCAGATGACAGTGACTTTTATGAGTGTTATGAAGCCGAAGTGAATGCATATAATGTTGTGTTCTCTCAGATGAGCCAGCTGATATGATCTCTGTAAATGGTGGTTCTAAGTCTCAACGAATGTACGCAATCAGTATGGCAGCATTTGTTTGCGAAAAGTTTGGTGTGGATCCCGATGTAGAAATAAACTTTCGTCGTATGAGTAAAGATGAAAACTACGGATATTGCATGGAACTTGAGGATGGTGAATATGAAGTGGATATCAAAAGAACTCTCAACCTGCGCACGATGTTATGTACTCTTGCCCATGAAATGGTGCATGTGAAACAGTACGAACTGGGTGAACTGACACAAGACAGCGAAGCAGGCATAGACTACTGGGACAAACCCAGCGAGATCGAAGCGAATGGTCGTGAGGTCGGGTTGTTTATTCGTTGGTGTGAGAAAGAGCGTATCGGCCATTTAAAGTGGACACAAGCAACGGTAAAGGATTAAGATGTTTACAAATGAAACTGAATTTGCATACAATAAGACTGTGATCATAGATGAAGGTGATGAGGCGGATGATATTGAAGTGATTTCTCATGATGATGGAATTATAATCAGACAATTTAATGAAGAGCGTGATGAGTATGATGTTATAGATTTTACGCATCAAATGTTCAAAGAATTTCTAGCTTCTCGTGACCAACAAGATGGTGCGTTCACATTCAGCAGACAAGAAAATACTTGACATCAGAAAAAAACTACTATATAATGGGTAAATAATTGATATGGAGAATACAAATGACTAAAGCTCTGTTTGAGGCAATCTCTCGTTATTTCGATAAAGACCGAAAGGCAGAGGTTTATAAAATCTTAGATGTCTATTATGTTGGGATGTTCGTTGGTGACCAGTTAGTTGAGTTTCGATCTTGTCGTGGCAAGGCTGAGATTTTTGCTGAGAACACGGCTGAGAATTTTGTATTCGGTATTGGTGAGTTTAATAAGCAATATGACATGGATGGAGTTTTTAATTAATGTCTAAAATTATAGTTGGTGCTGGTAGCAGCGCCTCGATGAAGAACAACAAGAAGACTTCTGTTGGGCGTCGCAATATTAAGATGTCGTCTATGAATAAGTCTAAGAAACGTAGTTACAAGAAAAATAGAGGGCAAGGATAATGAGTATTCAAGTAGGGATGCGATTGCCCGATGTTACGTTTAGAACACGGGTTCGTGACGATAGTATTTCTGGTGATAATCCATTCAGATGGCAAGATATGACAACTGAAGATTATTTTACAGGAAAGCGAGTAATTCTATTTTCTTTACCTGGAGCCTTCACCCCAACTTGCTCAACATACCAGCTTCCTGGATTTGAAGCAATGGCTAAGGAATTTGAAGAAATGGGCATTGAAGACATTTATTGTATGTCAGTAAATGATTCTTTTGTGATGAATTCATGGGCTAGATCGCAAAACCTCGAGAACGTTAAAGTTATTCCAGATGGCAATGGAGAATTTAATGCAGCTATTGGTATGTTGGTTAACAAAGAAAATTTAGGTTTTGCAGCACGATCTTGGCGGTATGCTATGATTGTGAATGATATGGTAGTTGAAGAACTCTTTGTAGAAGAGGGTAAAATTGACAACTGCGAAACAGACCCGTATGATGTATCTTCCCCCGAAAATATTATGAGGAAATTGAAAGATGAATAAAGATTATTACTCATTGATGGAATACCTTCGTGCGAACATCGTTAATGTGAAGTTCGAGAAGGCTGATGGTTCTATTCGTGATATGATGTGTACATTAAATGAAAAGTACCTTCCACAACAAAAAGATGTAGAAGAAGTTATCCAAGAAAAAGAACCTAATAAAGAGGTTATTGCTGTTTGGGACTTAGAGAAAGAAGCTTGGAGATCATTTCGCCTTGATCGAGTGCAGTCTATGGTACAGGCAGGCACGTAATGGGTCTTTCTATTATTGATAAATCCGAAACTGTTTCTATGATGAACAAAGACGGGACTTACAATAAAGCACAAGGCGGTACAGAGTTGATGAATTCAGCTCTGTATCAGCGTGTTGATAATGACTTGCTTGAGCAATTCAATATTATTAAGTCTCGTGTTCGTCATGTAGATAGTGATAAGCAAAACGTTCTTTGGTTGCATGATCTCTGGAATGACCCAGAGGCTCAACACCTGCGTGATGAAGAACAGCGTAAGCGTTTCTCTAAACTCGTCTTTGTGTCAAACTATCAGTTATCGACGTACAACATGGGTTTGGGTGTACCATACTCTGAAAGTATTGTTCTGAAGAATGCTATTGAACCTATTGAAGATCACGCAAAACCTATGGATCAGGTTCGCCTTATCTACCATACCACACCACACCGTGGTTTGAATATTGTCTATGCTGCTGTTGAAGCTATAGCGGCGCAGCTAGGCGATCAGATTCACCTTGATGTGTATTCTTCCTTCGAGGCATATGGTTGGCCAGAACGTGATGAGCCATACAAACCTCTTTACGAGAAAATCAAAGAGCATCCTCAAATGACATATCATGGGTTCCAACCAAACCCAGTTGTTCGTGAGGCTCTGAAGGAAGCGCATATCTTCGCATACCCTTCGGTCTGGCAGGAGACTTCTTGTATCGCCGCTATCGAGGCTATGAGTGCTGGTTGTGAGGTGGTTTGCCCTAATCTAGCTGCTTTACCAGAAACCACTATGGGCTATGCTCGCATGTATCAGTATAGTGAAGATATGAATGTCCACGGTAACGTATTTGTCAACCTTCTTATGGCAGCTATCCAACAACGCTTTGATGATGGTATGATTGCTAAACTAAAGAACCAGAAGAATATGATCGACATGACATACAACTGGGACTTCCGTGCGGCAGAATGGGAAATGCTTTTGAAAAACTTGGCTAGAGGTTAATATGAATATTAAACACCATCCTCTCTTGGATATTAAAAAGATTGAGAAACACTATTCAGAGAAGGATGGTGTACCTGTTAAATATGTTTGCACTTCTGCGCCTAATCTAAATGCGACATATGCAGCAGACATCTTCTATCGTGAAACTCCCCACCCAGAGCATGGCAATCACTACTTCGGAATATATGTGAACCCAACAAATACCGATATCACGATCACCAACGTTGATAACATCGAAGACCTTGAGTTTAATATGATTCAAGGACCAAGGGGTTGGGAATATTCTCAACATCGCCACGACTATCGGTCAGTTGGCATCACAGCCGTTGATGGCGGTCGTGCATATTTTAAACGTTCTGGAGATCTAGAAGTTCCCACGTGCACATTTATCATAAGAAATGGAAAGTTTGAGGAAGTATGAAAATATTAATTATGGGATTACCTGGAGCGGGAAAGACGTGGTTGGCAGAAAAGCTGCAGCTGCGTCTCAACTGTGCATGGTACAACGCAGACAAGATCCGAGAGATGGCAAACGATTGGGAGTTTAGCGAAGCGGCAAGGATTCGACAAGCTTATCGTATGAAGTCTGTTGCTGACTTTGAACACTCTATGAAAAGAACAGTTATTTGCGATTTCGTATGCCCTCTTGAAGAAACACGAGATATCTTTGAGGCTGACTATACAGTATGGATGGATACTATCAAAGAGGGTAGATTCAAAAATACAAATAAAATATTTGAAAAGCCAACCAAAGTAGACTATCATGTCACTGAGTGGTATGATGACACAGACGTAACACTAACTAATGCGATTGAGCGCCACATAAGGATGCAACATAATGTTTGATTGGAAGAAACCCACAGCACAGATGCTTGGAAGATGGCAACCTTGGCACGATGGGCATACCGCACTGTTTAAAAAAGCACTTGCTGAGACTGGCCAAGTTATTATTATGGTGCGTAACGTCGAAGGCATTGTCGGTGAAGATGCTGGTGGTGGTCGAACTGCAGCGCAAGACGACAATCCATTTTATTACGATTATGTTCGTGATTCTATTAAAGATGGATTGCAAGCCGCAGGGTTTACGCTGGGCGACAAGTATGTTATTATGAGGGTTCCAAACATCGTGGACATTAGCTACGGCAGAGGCGTAGGTTATACATTCACTGAACACGATCTTGGTGAAGAGATCCACAGTATTTCGGCAACAAAGGTTCGGGCGGAAATGAGAGCAAAAGGTGAGCTATGATACTGGACGACTGGGCGTCGGGAATATTTGAAAACAATATAAACATGATGGTGCCATGGTATCTTATGGCATCATTCGCTTACTATAAGCAAGACGATCCTATCCTCAGCGATGCGTTCTTTGATAATATGGCCAAGACTATGTTAGAGAACTGGGATAGCATTGAACATTGGAATAAAGAATATATCAACTCTGATGATTTGAAGGCTGGTTCGTTTTTGGGCGAGTATCCAAGCCGAGTAGAAGGCGGACTAGAATCTTTGAAGATAGTTGCCGTTGCTACAGGATATGTAAAAAAATCAAAAAAAGTTAAAAAAGGGGGTTGACAAACTTGCTGCTATACTATATGTGTAGTGTGTAAGTTAATGAAAGGTCTTGCAATGAAATTCTCCGTTTACCAAATCGAGCTCACAGAAGCGCAGCGTAACACAGTCAACGAGACAGGTGATTTCAACTCTGTCCCAGCTATGGCTGCTAAACTGAACATGGAGATGGACTTCTCTGGTAATAAGATTGGTGGTCTCGCTTCTGATGCATTTGATGCTGGCTACTATACACATGTTGCTAACATCGAAGCTGAAGATTACAACGATTGCTTCGAAGTTGGTAACGTTGGTCCAGATGATCAGATCGAGCGTATTACAGTTCGTATGTCTTCACTCTCAGTTGGTGATGTACTTGTCGCTGATGATGGCACAGTAGTAGTGATCGCCCCGATTGGATTTGTTGCTTTCTCCCACAACCCTAAAATGGCTGCTTAAAGGAATATAATATGTCTAAATATGTGAAACCCCGTAAGAAACGCAAGCCGATGACACCAGAGCAAAAGGCTGCAGCTGCCGAACGGTTGGCCAAAGCTCGTGCTGCACGGCAGGCAGCGAACCCAGCTCAAAATAAAGGCATCTCCCCAGAGGTTCTTGCTCTTGATGATAGCGATACCTTCTCTCTAAAAAATGTCCGTAGCTGGATAAAAACGCAGACAGAATTGAAGTCTGAGTATAGTAAAAAACTTCGGCAGCTCAAAATCTCAAAGGCTTCTGACAAAGAAATCAATAAGGTTAATGCCCAGCTATCAAATGCAGAAGCTTACATTCGAAACATAAACCGATATATTCGTGATGGTGTTTATATTGACATGTTTTATGGGGAGTATGGAGAAACCAAAATTAAATATCGATGCGTCCATCCATCATATGATAAAAACGGTAATCCCACCCGCACCTATGGCGTATTTTACCAAGACTTAGGTTATGTGTATGGGCAGGAACCAGAATATGACTGATAACGTAATACAATTTAAACCAAGAAACGAGGGGGCTGCGAATACAAACGCAGTCCTCGACGACCAATTTAATTATAATGTTGATTACCTAGATGATATGTCAGATCAGGTGACATTCACGCTCGACGATTTACTTGAAGAATACCTTGACATTGTGCGAGATAAAGAGTATTATAAGGATATACACATGATTGGGGAGTGTATTCGGTCTCTTCTATACAGACAGAATAAGATCCCCCACCCACTACAAACTTATGTAGATGAATCAATATCCGTCACAATCAAAGACGGCAAAGCATTAGCTGAGTGGTTCGATACATCTAATTTTGACAATGAAAGATAGAAGATGATACTTTTAGATCTAAACCAAGTTATGATCAGTAATATGATGAAACAGCTTGCTATGAGCAAAACCACAGAGGTTGATGTTGATTTGATCCGCCATATGGTTCTCAACAGCATTCGCTCATACAACTCAAAGTTCCGTGACGAGTATGGGGAAATGGTTATTTGTTGCGATGACACTAACGTTTGGCGCAAAGACCATTTCCCATATTACAAAGCCCACCGCAAAGAAGATCGTGAGAAATCCACGATTAACTGGAGCAGCGTGTTTGAATGCTTGAATGATATTCGAAGCGACTTAAAAGAATTCTTCCCATATAAAGTCATTCAGGTCGCCCGTGCTGAGGCTGACGACGTTATTGGAGTCCTATGTAAACACAAAGGCGTTCAGCTTAACAACTCTGATACTGAAAAGGTGCTCATTCTCTCTGGAGATAAAGACTTTGCTCAGCTGCAGAAATATGTGAATGTTTCTCAGTTCTCGCCTGTCCTTAAAAAGTGGATAACCTGCGATAATCCTGAGACGTTCCTTAAAGAGCACATCATGCGAGGCGATCGTGGAGACGGTGTTCCCAACTTTTTGTCCGGTGATAATGTGATCATTGCAAAGGAGCGCCAGAAGCCTCTGTCTAGCAAGAAACTTTCTGACTGGATCGACAAGGATCCAGCTGACTTCTGTAATGAGGTTATGTTGCGCAACTACCGCCGCAACGAGGTTCTAGTTGACTTGGAATTCGTGCCTGACTATATAAGTGATAAGGTTCTTGAGACGTATGAGAACTGGACTCCTGCACCACGCAAGGGTTTGATCAATTACTTTATCAAGAAAAAGCTTAAATATTTAATTGAACATATAGGTGATTTTTAATGCCCAAAGAAACTATGCACTCGGTTTTGAAACAAGTCGGTGAAGCGAAAGCAAGAAAAGATAAAATTGCAATTTTACATAAATACTCTAGTCCAGCACTCAAAGCTGTATTGGGGTACACATTTGACCCAACGGTGAGGTGGCTTCTTCCAGACGGTGTGCCTCCATATAAAGAGGCGGATGCAATTGATGGGGAGAATGTATTCTATTCATCAATCAGAAAGCTATATCTATTTGTTGATGGTCCAACAGATGCACAGAAGAATTTGAATCAGGTAAAACGTGAAACGATTTTTATCGAAATGCTTGAGTCTCTACACCCTGATGATGCAAAGGTTCTTATTGCCATGAAAGATCGAAAGCTACCGTACAATGGGCTGACCATAAAACTTGTTAAAGAAGCATTCCCTAAATTGGCTGAAAACTGGAATTAAAAATGTCAAAGAAAATAAAGAAGTTCCGTGAACATTATGGCGATGAAGAGGAAGGACGTCGCATTCGTGAACAGAGAAAACAAGTTCGGAGCTCAGACAAAACGTTATTGAGAAATGTTGTTAAGACTGGAGACTGGTCAGATTTTGAGGATGATTTAGATGAAGAACAAAGTGGCGATTATCGTTGGTAACGGGACCAGCAGACAAGAAATCGATTTAAATGAATTGGTGGACCAAGGTACGATATATGGGTGTAATGCTCTGTATCGTGACTTTGAGTCATATGACCACCTTGTAGCCATTGATGATGGTATGATTGAAGAGATTAAAGGTGACCCGAAAGCTATAATTCCCCCTGTAGAAGAAAGATACGAAAGCTCTGAATACAACCCAACGCAGAGACGTCGCTCAAATGCTGGTATGAATGCTATGTATGAAGCTATCAAATCAAACCACAATATTCTCTATTGTCTTGGTTTTGACTTTCTACTTGAGGGTGATGTGTCAGTAGATAATATATACAAGGGAAGCAAGAACTATGGTCCTGAAACGAGATCAAATGTCTCAGACAACTACAACCGAGTAAAGTATCTCGAGTGGTTCACGAATCGTTTCTCAGACACACAGTTCGTTTTTGTTGTACCAGATGGTGCCACGTTTAAACCAATTGAAAGTATTGGTAATGTCGTTGCGATGGAAACTTCAACATTCAAAAATAAATTGTAAGGAATTAAATGACATTCGAATTTTACCTTGTTGCTACAGTATTCATTTTTGCGTGTGCGCACTTCAGCTATAAAAGAGGTGAGTATGAGGGTTTGACACGTGGTGCTGAAAGCTGTATCGACCTCTTAACCAAAGAAGGAATTCTAGAAGTAGAAATCGGAGAAAATGGCGAGGAATATATCTCCCCCGTCCAGTTTGAAAAAGATGAAAAAGATGAAAAAAGATGAAAAAAATGTAAATTAGGGGTTGACTTCTTTGTCTGCATATGCTATGTTGTTTGTATAAGGTAATCAAGAGAGAGATAAAAATATGCTACTACCATACGGTGCAATGATCAAGAACG